TCATTAGTCTTTCGTTAACGCTTCCCATGAAATAGGAAACAACGCCCCCACAATTCTATTCCATTCTGATGCAAGATCCTGTATCTCAAGTTGAGCTGTAGAACTTTTCCTAAGATTATATGCTCTTGCCCAAGCATACAAAGATCCCGTTACATAATATTCGGTCATCATAGACTGCGGAAGAACCATACGTGCTTGTTCTGGGCAAACCCCAGAGGAGATCATCTCCGTATATAATCTAGTAGATTTAATGACATGAGTCATGTATGCTTCTTCTAGTGTAGGAGAAGTTAAACCATCGAACATTGGTTCTTTAAAATGAGTCACAAAATCTGTGGCAGAAGAACCCTGTTTAATCTTCTCGGGTCGTGATCTCCAATTCTCGGGTACATGAAAATCTGGCGGATCCGAAACATATCTCCTTGACACTTCATTATATGTAAATCCAACAACATGCTTAAATCTTTGTCGTGCTACAAAGATTGGCACCTTCTCACGAAGAGTTACCATCGCATGTGTAAATGGTGTGAAATGGTTATGCTTAGCTAAGAAGTTGATCAACTTCTTATCAGGATCATTTAAATTAGGAATAAATGCATATAATGTACATTCACCATCAGCGTCTGTGTGATCCACAACTTCATCAACACCAACACCATCAGATGTCTTGTTGAATGATACTCTTGCAGCATTAACTACCGAAATATCATCACCCATATTATCTATAAATTCAACTTTCATTAGTTTTCCTCGCTTCATTATATAATGCAATGTAATAATTATATTTTATTCTCGCCTCAAACATTTTAATACATTTATCCCTCCATTGAATTAATGTTCCCTGTGGAAGAGTTGAATTTATTTTGTCCGTACCATTATATACAGATAGCGGCATATAAATTGGAGCTCTCTTATCAAAAAACCCAAATTTACCATCTCCATCTTGAAGGATTTTATTTTCTACTAATCCTGCTCGAACTATTTCAATTTTCCAATTATCAGACTGTGCAAAAATACTCATAGACCCGTCCCATAGAAAATAAAACAGAAAAGCAATCCCCAATAAAGAATACCGTATATCACAAGTATTATTGTGGATTTTTTATCAGACATTACCCGCGATAACCCTTCAGTTCAGTTTCGGGATCGAAGTTTTTCGGTCCACCCTGATCTAGGAAGAATGATTGATACGCATCAACCGGTGTTACCGCTTTGGGATATGGAATACATAGTACCTCTGCCTTGGCATCATATTCTCCTGGAGATGTTTGCATACAAAATTGTAATATTTTCGTCTTCGTATTATACACCCATCCGTGTGAAGATCCTGGTTCTTTAGTAGCTACTTGATCTTCTTTGACCACATCATCAGCTGTAATAATACCACCATAAACTATTAGGCAGACTGCTACAACGATCATCATTTCTACACTGTATTCTTTCATTTCAATTCCTCATCTTATCTTTCAAATTTTTATATGCGATATATCCCCAAAACAAATAGAATACATCATCATCCATCCAAACTTCTTTTTTCATAATGTAAAACTCTCCCCACACCCGCACGAATTCTTATCTGGTATTGTCACTTTAAATGTAGGATTAAAAGGTCCACCAGTATAATCAATCGTAGACTCAATACCCATAATATCAAGAGTAAATTTATCTATCACAAACATATTTGGGCAATTATGACAGTCTTCTTCTTGTTCCATCGCAGCCGCACAATATGAACCATCCTCACACGACCTCCACATTACAACATCTTTTTGATCATCTAACTTATCTATAATATCCCATTTACCTGTTAATCCAGAACAACCACCAGAATTCAAGGAATATCTAATAATACCTCCTATTTCAGAGAATTGGTTTTTTGCTGTATCAGTTATATTCATTGATAACTTCCGTTATCTTTGACATTTCCGGATCTGTAAATACTTTATTACCCACTGTCTCTGGCAAGATTAATAATAAAATTACTACAGTTAAAAACATTACTAATATTGCTAATCTTAATATATATTTCATTTCTTATTCCTCTGGTTTCTTTGGCCATATTGGATTTTCGGCACATTGTCCTGTTGCTAATTCTTCTTGATAAATTTCTTCTGGAAAGTCCCGGAGTTCTTGTCTATACTTATCCCACGCTTCGAGTTCGGGCACCGACAGATTAACATTCGGTTCTTGAGTCCATTCAGATTCCATTAATAAAGCAGCGACCTTACCTTTAATGTCTTCGTTTGTATAATAATCACTCATCTTATTACCTCTACCTCTATTATATAATATTTTTAAGTATTTGTAAAATATTTTGTTAAATGAGATTTTCGAACTTTAACCATAATCCATTTATTGTAGTATTTATCTGATTCCAAAACTTTTCTATCAAATTGATATTTTGCTTCGAAATAAGAACATTCGGATTTAGTCTTACAGAGTTTAAGAATAACCCTTTCGAAATTATCCCTACCCACCTCAACAATATCCTCAAGTAATAACTCCGACGAACCATAATAATCCTTCCAATCCGATTCAACTATTTTTTTCTTTCTTTTAAGGTTTTTCTGAAATGTCTTCTTCCTCCAGAAAAACTTTTTACCTATATATTTTTTACCATTATTTAGATTAGTTATCTCATAAACAAATCCATAGAGTTTTTTAGGATCTAAGTCCTTTGGTGTATATTCCTTTCCCCTGTATATCCATGTCATATATATTATTCATAGCCTTAAATAAATATATATAATAATCAGTAAACATCATTCCAAGATCCTTTAAGTCCACCGACTTCATATTCTGTTACACGATTTTCAAAGAAATTTGTATGATCCGGAGCATTAAGAACCCAATCAAGCCATGGAAGTGGGTTATCCTTCACCTTGAAATTAGTTTTTAATCCGAGCTGAAGGAGTCTTCGATCTGCAATGTACCTAATATATTTTTTAACTTCTTTTTTTGAAAGATTATCAATTCCAGAGTTATCGCCATACGCAAGATCAATAAACTTATCCTCTAGTTCCACAGTTTTTCGAAGCATTGAATATATTTCTTTTTTAAATTCGTCTGTAACAACCCTCGGATGTTCAGCACAAAATTCACGGAATAACTGAGACATACCATCAACGTGCATAGATTCATCACGAATAGACCATTCCACGACCTTACACATCCCTTTCATTTTACCAGATCGTTGAAAATTTAAGAGCATTACAAATGATGCAAATAAAGAAATGCCTTCGGAGAATACAGATTTAGCTATAGCAACTGCCAAATTAGAATAATTAGATGTATCATTATCCCTCATAAATTTTACTTTATTTTCCATCTCTTTATATTCGAGGAATGCATGAAACTCAGACTCCGGAAGTCCGAGAGTATCATTTAACAATGCGTACGCTCTTTGATGAACACCCTCTCTCGAAGCAAATGATCCAAGCATATTACGAATTTCATTATTCTTTAGCTTTGGTATAAAATATTCATAATA